GTTGGTAATGTGTATTCAGCTGTACCACTTGTTATATCCAGTGTGGCTAAGTTTTGTTTCCATAGTAATATACCACGGTTCATCCAATCGATAAGGAGAAGATTGAGTGTACGTCGTGCCTCTAGTGGTTCAAACCCTAACGTCTGCTCACCACCTAACATAGCCATAGCCTCTTCGATTACATCAGCTATATCTAAATTAAATGTTGTTGTGCCTGAAGTTGCCATATTATTTCTTCTTCTTTTGTTTTAATAAGTTCTCAAGTTCTTTGGCTTGAGAAGCATGAGTCTTAGATGCTTTTTTAAGAGCACTTATAATTTTACGTATTTTCTGTGGTTGCATTATAATTACCTATCGTCGAAGTCAGTTCCAAACGATGGGTTTACAGTACCACCAGTAAAAAATTTACTTTTAAGTTTACCACCACCAGCTCTTTTTGCAACTCCTTTAAATTCACGTTTAGGTTTAACATTATCTGTATCTATTTTTCTATCAATACTTGCAAAAGATTTAAACCTTTTATCAGATGCTCTTTGTGCAGAAGTTTCTTTAGGAGAATAGCTTTTACCTTTTCCGGGTTCATATCTTGTATCATATTCAAAGCTTTCTGTAATAGGGTTTACAATAGTAGTATCGAACTCAATTTCTTTGCCCTTAAATGAAGTTCTTTTTGGTTTCTTCTGTTGTCTTTTTCTAGTTTCTTTTGATATTTTTATTTTTTTTTCACTCATGTCTTATCCTTATCCGAATACAAATTGTTAAACGTTGTTTCCCAGTCCATATAACTATCGTGTTGTTCTGCGGAGTGTTCCCACTGTGACGGTACAAAGTCTGGTGGTCCTTCTCCAACAACCCATAGTGCAGGATTGGTTACACGTACACGATTGTTTGGCAGTGCTACTATACAACCTTTATAGGGACCAGATGTTAATTCCAACACATGTGATTGTTTATGTTGTGCTGGATCATCCGATATATAACTGTCGGTATAATCAACCGTAAACATGTACTTACCATTATAGAACTCTCCGGCTATCTTACACAACCACGGACTCGAACTAATTCGATCCATTCTGATGACAGCATGATTACGACTGGAGCAGTCCCAAGGTTGGGCTAAATGAGTCTGTATGTTTGGTGGCCATTCATCAAACGGTGTGTCCCCCACTAAAGACGTTATTGGTATACGTGCCCACATAGCTCCACCGTGGGGATTAGGGTGATCTTCGCCACATCCTGTAAACACAACTTGAAAACTCAAACAACGGTCTGGGATAGTGCACACTGCAAAAGCCAAAGCATGTAGAAACTCACCTTGGTATTTTTCGTGGTTATGTGTGAACTCTTTCCTCACCCAACATTTAAAATGCGGGATGTTAGAAATCGTATAAGCCACTATTTAACCTTGCCGCCTCGTCTCATGTACTTAGAAGTCTTACCGCCTTTAGCCATATACTTAGATGTTTTACCCCCGCCTTTCATTCTGTATTTAGATGTTTTACCACCACCCATAAGTTTGGCTTTACCACCTTTTTTCATTTTACCTTTACCATCAGCTGCAAAAAACGGAACTTTTTTTCCATCCTTCATAACCATTTTTAATTTACCACCACCGGCAGCTTTGTATTTAGTACCTTTGGTTCTACCGCCAGCCATCATTTTTTTCTTTGTTGTTTTCTTTTTCATTACCATTTTATAGTGCTCCTTGTAAGTACATTATTTCAAGTGTTAATATTATTATCGCCGCCACAATCGATACAGTTATAATAATTGTATTTTTGAGTCGACGTTTCTTTTCTGCTAATGCTTTCAAAGTTTGTTTTCTACGTGCTCGTTCATTAGCAATTTCTTTTTGTAGTCTTTCCCACTGTCCCGGTGAACCAAACAATAAAAATAGTTCTCGCATTTCATCACGAATACGTTTGGCTTCCTCTTTTCGAAAGTGAGCTTCGATTGCTGTCTGCTCAGCTCCCGTCAATTTCCCAAGTATACCACCCTTTTTTTCTGCTGCAAAGCTTAAATCAGCTTCGGCTTTTGCTAATTTTGTAATAGGTGCTACTAATGTGCTTAAATCTCTACCGGCTTTAACTGCTGATGATATAGCCGAACTAGCAGTCTTTAATGCTGCAAAAGCTGTTAATGGATCAATCATCGTCGTTTATCTCTTTCTTTTTGTTTTTACCTTTTGTTTACGTCCACTCGCACTAATAGGATAACGAATGGATGTAGGTTTTGGACCTACGTTAGTCTTGGCTCTTTTTCTTCTAACAGCCGCAGCTTTCTGTCCTGCTGTCATTCTATTAGCTACTGCCTTTGGACGACAGACCGGATACTTTCTTTTTGACGACTTAGCTGATTTACGACCACACTTTTTACCTGTGGATATATCGACCCAGTTTTCTTTGAACCATGTCTTTAAACCTTTTTTAGCCATTATGTAATTGTGGTTACTTTCTTTCGTGTAACAGCACCACACCCTTTAGCTATTATTTTAGTTGGTCCACCACCTTTTAATTTAATCTTACCACCTCCAGCTTTACTAGGCTTCGGCCCTCTAAAATCTTTTCTCTTTTTACCACTAGGATCTTTTATCTTACCCGCACATATCTTTGATGCATAGGCATTTGCATAAGCACTTGGATAAACTGCGAACTTACGTTTGGCAGCAGCTTTACCTCTAGGACATAGTTTTGTCATTATTTACCTCTCTTCTTTCTACTAGCACAATGTGCTCGTTGTGAAAAACCTTTTGGGTTTTTGCAGTTAATAGACTTCTTGTACTTTCGGGTCCACTTTTTCTTTTGCGGTCCTTTCGTTACTTGTTGTCTTATATTAGCACGACTTATTGCCACATTAAATACCTACTAATATCTTTGCGATAACTGATGTTGCTCCTGATTGCATAACAACCGTAGCACACACAGCACCAATAACTAACCATTTAACTTGAAAGATAGATCGTTTAACACAACCCATATCTGTTTTAAGTTCAGATACATCTTCACGTAACTGAGCCTCACGTTCAATGTGACGTGTTAATTCAAGTTTAAGATCTGTTAAATCTTTATCAGTCATAGTTTAGAATATCCAACACCACAATAGTAAAGCAACTATCGCAGCTATGTACCAGTGTTTTTTACACGTGGTGCATTTAATTTTTTCTTTTATCTTTTCCCATATCATACTCATGTCTAACATTTCCATCTCCTTCTTGCTTGACAAATTCTTTTGTTTGGTGTCTTTCGACAGTTAATATTATGCATCTTGGCTTGACCCGCAGATCGTGCACAAAATGACTTTCTTCTTTTGGCAGCTTTACTTCCTTTTGCAACTTTACCTGTAACAGCAGTTTTTAATTTAGATCCGGGATTGGCACGACGATAGGCAGCTACACCTTTAGCTGTCATACCGGCACCTTGCTTAGTCGGTCTAAAATTACCTGACTTAACACTAGACTTTATGCCCATGCCCTTTTTCTTTTTACGAACGGCCATGTGCTATCCTACAAAAAATGTACCAGCTACACTAACTCCTGCATTCATAGTAACATGCAGATTTGTTTCGTAACGAATACCCGCATCTTCAATATACTGATCAGATGAACCACCGGCGATTAGTCTTTGTTTCATAATAATTGATCCAGCTGCACCACCGTCTCTTAATACAATGTCAGTTGCTGAAGCCATACCATTTACTAAACTGTATCCTCTAAGTCTGCCCGGGATCGAATCTATCGTAGATGTAGATGTTGCGAATATTGCTTTTATATTTGTTGCCATATTTAATTCCTTATATTTAACAATAAATAATAGGGGCCATTACTGACCCCCATTATCATTTATATCCTAGGATGATCCCGCAGAACCATAGTAAGATCTCCAGTCACTGAAACCAAAGCTATATCTTTCTCTAGCTTTAAATCTCAAGTTACCAGTATCAAAGTCTGGTTCCATCTTCGTAGCCAAAGGTGCTCTTACGAACATTTTAGCTCCGTTAGGAACATCTGTTTTAATGAAGTATGCATTGGCATCTGTGAATCTGTGGTTCACAAAATACCCACTAGGTAGCATACTCATTGAACGGATGGCATTAATATCATTGACATTAGTTACACCATCTTTGTTAGTTGGTCCAGAGCCGTTAGCTGCGAAACCAAAGTGAATAGGTGTAGTTGACAATGTACTAGCTAAGATTTTCTCAGCAGTAAATTGTAAGTCAGGTGGAATGTGCAATGATCTTGCACGTGATCCAATTAAGATATTTCTATCATCCTTAGTATTTTGAATAGCAATCAAGGCAGTTTCTAGTGTTGTTTCAGAAAGATCTGAAGCTGCTAGTAAGTTGTCTTGAGTACCACCCACTACAGGGTGAGAGTTTGAGAAGAACGGTTGTCCATCTCCACCCGGGAACGATGTGCTGAAACCATTGTTAAACACATTAGCAGCTTTAGTCTGCTTAGTAG